ACTCGATCAGTTTTTCTCTGACTCTATCGTCTTCGACGGAGCCTCCGTGTTCTCGGTACATGGGGTTCACCACTTCACGGACCACTTGGCCCATGACTGCTCCTGAGAGCCTGCCGTCCCACTTTTGGTAGTCTCCAGCGATCATGCAGTCTCCCTTTGACAGGAGCCGCTTGGCCAGGAGAGTCCACTCTCCTCCCTCGGGATTGATTCCGATTGCGGAAGGTAGGGTCGAGCAGTTTTGGTTGGTGAGGGCTATCCAAGCCCCAAAGTACTTTCGAAAAAGAAGGCTCAGGTGTAGCGGAGTACAGCTGAACGTTCGAGTTTTCCCGGTGGCGATCTTTTCCATGCTCACGGTCTCTTGTTTCAAATTTTCGTAGTTGAAGGAGAAGGGCACGTCACGATTGGCGCGCGCTTCTGTCTCCCACTCGGTCATTGCGGTTAGGACAACGGATGCTGGGTTGACTCCGTAAACTCTGGCCTCAAGGTCCCAGATGTAAGTTCCGTCCTCTTCGGTCTTGAAAAAGATGTGCTTTCCAGCACTCATGTGAGGGCGAAAGTTCTTCCAGGGCATTCCAGGGGACGTTGACATGTCCATGCCAGTGTATCCAGCTTGGATGTTTCCGTTGATGGTCTCATGGTCAGTAAGCAGTCGCATCGGCATTCCTCTCAAAGCTTTTGATTGGAGCTTTCTCTTGAGGAGCGCACAGCCAAGGTCGACTAGGTCGGCCTTAAAAGGCGTGATGGGGACGGCGTACTTTCCACAGGCCTCGTCCATGGGACTCAGGTAGTTTTCGGGTGTTCGTTCCGGGTCGATTCTAGGGTCGCTTGGGCTAAGAACTGCGGGTTCCTTCTTGTGAGGGAACACCTTGTCGAAGAGCATGGAGGGGACAATATCAGTCTTCATCGGGAAACGCTGGGCCAGTCGCGGAACGACTACGCCCATCAATTCCACCTCTCCTTTCGGAAAGGCTTGAATCTTCTGCAATGCCTCCTCGGGCTCGAGAGTTTGAATCTCAGCCTCAGTGGGCCCTTTGGAGGACCCGCGAACCATGTTCGGGAAGTGTTGTTTGATGTTTTGTTCTAGAATCTCGTGTGTGATCGGGGCCGATAGGCCCTGCTCGCTAGACTTGTGTCCAGCAACGTGGAATCCAACGATTCTCCCTTTCAGGGAGGAATCGAGGGCCACGAGCAACGCTCCGCAGTCTCCCTTTGTAGTGGGAACCTTGTAAGCGTAGCCTGTGAGCAACGAGTATTCTCTCTCTCCGTAGGAGAACCCAGCTGGGAACTCCTCTCTCATCTCGGAAAGGCTTGTCGAATCTATGTAGTTGGTCGAAGTAAAGTACCCACCAGCTTCCGTCTGGTGTTTAATCAACATACTCTTAAAACGGTGGAGCTTCGACAGCTCCGCTTCTCGCACGAAGTGTTTCACGACATCGGGGAAGCTCTCAATCTCATGGCCCAGCTCAATGAAGGCAAGGTCCAGGGCATCGTCTCCGTTGGTAACTCGAACAGCCTTGCGGTAGTCGATGGAGGTGGGGATTTTACGCCCGATGCTATAGATCGTAGTTTTAAGTACGGTGGGTTCTTTCGGAATAAAGTGCCACGGGACTGCGATGAGTCGTCCAGTGAGACCAAATCCTTTGATCTTGTACGATCCCCCTGATAAGGGGTCGTCTCTTTCAATCGTAAAGACGCTTCTCGGACCCAGCTTGTTGGTCACTAGGTCCAGCCCGTTCTCGTCGGAGCACCCTTGTGCTTCAGCGGCGACGCGAACGTCTCGGGCTTCGTTCCAGGGCTCGATACCTGCGGACAACGCCATCTTGCGGGCGTTTTCCCGGATGCCGGCGGTGAACCGGACTTGGTTTCTCTTGAGGTGTTTAATAGTAGCAGCTTCACCGTAGGCTGCCGCTCCTCCTTCTGCTTGAAGAATCATCCCGACAGCATCACCGGTCACGCCGATGAGTGCTTCTTTCAGGACAGCACCGACCACGCTCCTCATGTTCAGGGGGTAGTAATCGATGACCTTCTGCAGGGCTCCGTTAGGGAGGGTCTTAGTGGTGACGTTCTCAGCGTCTCCTGCAATGCCAAAAAGGGAACGAATCCCCTTATATGCCTTGTATGAGAGCCAACAGGTCGCAAAAACGCCAAGGACCTTAACTAGGACCTTTTGGGCGGTGGTAAGTCTATCTCCCAGACAGACAGTTTCTGCGACGGTAGTTTCGTCTTGAGCTCTGGCTTCGTCCAGCTGGGCGGAAGCCTCTTGGGTGTCAAGCGGTCTACTGAAGTAATCTCGGACACACTCGTACGCGGTTGGGAGGCGATAGTAGGTGTTGAAAACCTGAGCTTCAGCCTCTTCAGGGAAAACAGGCGAAATCACCTCTTCTTCGTAGAGGTCGCCACCTCGCATGTACTCGTCGTGAGACATGTAGTGGGCATACAGATCGTGCTCCTCTTCGTAGAGGGCTCGACTGATGCGGCAGATGTCTTTCTCGTACTTCCACTCCTCGTAGTTGTCTTTGTGGAATGGGAAGCCGTCTCGGTAGATAATCTTGTCCATAAAGCACATGTAGTACTTCATGCGGCCCGCCTGATCGTTGTAAGTGTCCATAAGTTGCCATGGTCTAAAAGGGACCTGGCCCCAGTAGTTCTCTGGGACGCAGATCATTGGCGTAGTGGGCAAGTGAGGAGCGCAGCTCCACCCGGCACAACAAAGGCAAGGGGAAGCGGGCGCCTCATCAGGGGTGAGTTGGTAACCTTGACGGAGGTCTTGTTCGATGCCTCTGGTCACGTGTTCACGGTACTGGCACCAGGCACGTAAATACCTAGAACTGGTTTCTCGCTCTACTCGACGTTGAGTGATGGCATGGAGCGGGTTATTGTACCTCACAGACGGCAGAAGGTCGATGAGTCCTTGCTCAGTAGCTGACTCTGGAACTAAGTTGGAAACGGTTCCATTGCCGCCCAATGGGGCAGGCACTTTGAGTGAGCGTTTGAACGGAACGACACCAACCGATTTGATGGACTGGTTCTTGTTGTCCCAGGCGTTGAACTCTGGGATCATTTCGAGGATCATGTCCTCAAAGGTCTTCATGTTCTTGTGAAGCCTCTTGTTCTCCATCTTGTCAGTACGGTAGAAGCCGTAGCGGTCCATATCCTCCAATTGTAAGTTGGGATCACGAACCACCACTTACCACAATGCATTTCTGCGCCGATGTATGGCAGTGGGCTCTACGATCTCAGTAGGGTTGGGAAAGGGGTTGTTCGTCGTTGCGATGTAAAGCTTGGACTTAAACTGCTCTCCTTTTTCTTCCACTGCAGCCTTAGGAGGAGCAAATGGAGTCGCTGAGATGATGGCGATGAAATCTCTGAATTCAGAGTTGTCTGCACTCGCAGCCTTTGATTGGCCGAAGTCGTCAACAATGAACACAGATTGGCCTCTGTAGTTCGTGTAGTACTTGTCACAGGAACTTCTCGAATAGAGAAAGTTCTTCTTGTCAGTCGTCACAGTGCAGCCATGTTCTTCGGCGCACAGGTTGTAAGCGATAGGCTTGGTCAAAATGGATTTTC